GAATCAACGCAAAATCGTTCAATTCGGTGGATATTGCATACCCTTAGTGAGGTGTTTGCTTTGTGTCTTGCTTTCATCCAATGTTGGCTGTGAGTACTGGATTGAATTCTAACGGCAAGCGTGATATTAAATTCGTTGCTGGCCTTACAGAGTGGGAATTTTACCCGCCTAACGCCCGTCTCAAGATTCCTTGTGGTCGCTGTGTTGGTTGCCGCCTTGAGCGATCTCGTCAATGGGCTAACCGTTGCATGCTTGAATTACAGTACCATGAATCAAGTTATTTCGTCACGTTGACTTATGATGATGAGCATGTGCCTGTTACGTACTATTCTGAAAACGATGACGGTGAAGCTCGTTCTGGTTTGACGCTTCGTGCTCGTGATCTTCAGCTTTTTATGAAACGTTTGAGAAAGGAACATTCTAATGAGCGTTTACGCTTCTTTGCCTGTGGCGAGTATGGCTCTATTACTTATCGCCCTCATTATCACGCAATTATTTTTGGACTCACTCTTGACGATTTGCGACCCTACAAACGTAGCCCCCAAAACTATGATTATTTCATTAGTGATTCTCTTACTAAGTGTTGGGGTCTCGGCTATGTTGTGGTCGGTGCCGTAACATGGGAGACTTGCGCTTATACTGCTCGTTATATCATGAAAAAAGCTCTCGGCGAAGGTGCTGAGGTTTATGAACGTTTTAACATTGAACCTGAGTTTGTTCGTATGTCTCGAAAGCCTGGTATTGCTTATCAGTATTATGTCGATCATCCTGATTTGTACCAGTACGAGTATATTAATCTTCCGACCGATAAAGGCCAATTGAAATTTCGTCCTCCTCGGTATTATGATCGGCTTTTTGATCTTGACAACCCCGATCAGATGGCAAGGATAAAGGCTAAGCGTCAGCACGCCGCTCTGGTAGATGCTCATAATAAGTCCTTGCAAACGTCTCTTATTGAGCCTGACCGCCTTGCAGTTGAAGAAGCTGCTTTGACGGCTCGCATAAAATCACTCGAAAGGAAGTTGTAACATGCGCAAGAAGACTAAACCCAAGCTGGACAACAAAATTTTTCGTCGCACCGCTGCCCATAGCAAGAAGATTAACATCGACCCTAAAATTTTTCGTGGAGGTATTCGCTTATGAAACTCGGACTTTATTCCATTAAGGATGCCAAGACTGGCTTTATGACCCCTGTGCTTGAGCAGGGCGATCCCGCCGCTCTTCGTAACTTCGCTCATGCTGTGAATCAGCCTGATTCCATCATGCATGACTGTCCCAACGATTTCTCCCTTTTCAAGGTTGCTAACTTTGATACTGATAAAGGTATCGACCCCGTGACCAGCCCTATTCTCATCGTCGATGCTTCGGAGGTGCTGCGTAATGGCTGAAATGAGTGATTTGTTCTTTAACGTTAATGTTACTGAGGCTCTTGAGAAACTTGATTTATATCATCTGCAAGTCCTGTTGGATGAAGTGAGTAAGGTGTTGGAAAGGAGACTTGCTACTTATGAAGGATAAACTGCTACATATTATCTGCGCTTTCGTTCTGAAATTCTTCTCCCGCGAAAATGTGTCCGCTTTGATTGATCAGCTGCTTGATGCACTCTATGAGAGAGGAGCTGGAAACGAAGATGTTTGATACCCAGTATACCCCGCATAATCGCATCGCCGCTACTCCCGGTTCGCCTGTCAAGGTGCTTTACGGTGGGAAGTATGATGCCAATGGCCGCGTTATTCTTGAAAAGAAAGGTGAAGAGAACCTGTATGACTATATCCAGTCTTTTCGTGATTCGGTTGATCTTAATGTTATCCTCGCCCGTTTTTCCAACGGCGACGTTGAAGCCCTTAATAAGGCTCAAGGCTTTTATGCAGACGTGACCGATTTTCCAAAGAATATGGCCGATGCTCTTAACCGTATTAATCAGGCCGAAGAGATGTTCAAAGCTCTCCCGCTTGATACTCGCCAGAAGTTTGATTGTTCTTTCGAGCAGTTTTTGGCTCAGTCCGGTACTGAGGATTGGCTTTCCAAGATGGGCTTTGAAAACTCTGCGCCGGTAGAGTCCGAGACCCGACCTGCGCAGGTTGTTCCCGATGCTGTAAAGGAGATTGAAAATGAATCGTAACGTTGAATCTCATTTCGCGCTGAATCCGACACGGATTGATATGTCTCGCTCGACGTTTGACCGTTCGTGCTCTGTTAAGACTTCGTTCAATGTCGGTGATATCGTCCCTTTTTTCCTCGAAGAGGTGCTTCCCGGCGATACTTTCAATGTACGTACTTCGAAAGTTGTGCGTATGCAGACTTTGCTTACGCCGATGATGGACAATGTCTACCTTGATTCGTATTATTTCTTTGTGCCAAACCGCTTGGTATGGAATCACTGGAAGGAGTTTAACGGTGAAAACACTGAAAGTGCGTGGATACCAACGACGGAGTATTCTGTTCCTCAGATTACGTCGCCTTCCGCTGGTTGGTCTGTTGGTACTCTTGCCGATTATTTCGGCCTGCCTACGGGTGTCGGTGGTCTAAGTGTGTCCGCTCTTCCGTTTCGCGCTTATGCGCTTGTCATGAATGAGTGGTTTCGCGATCAGAATTTGCAAGATCCGCTTGTCGTTCCGGTCGATGATGCTACGGTAGTGGGTGTGAATAGCGGTAATTTTGTTACTGATTGTGCGAAGGGTGGTTTGCCCTATATTGCAGCTAAGTATCATGATTATTTCACGTCTTGCCTTCCCAGTCCGCAGAAAGGCCCTGATGTTACCTTGTCGGTTGTTTCTCAGGGTGATTTGCCTGTTATTGCAAAGTCTGATAAAACGCCTCTCTCTAAGGTGCCTGTTAAAGTTGAGCAGTTTTCATCTTCTTCTCCTTCGTGGATCAGTATACCTGGCGGTTCTCTCGGTCTTGATTCTAATGGTACAAGTGATATGGGTGTTGCTGTCGGTACTCCTTCTATGACTACTTCTAAACTTGGTTTTTCTAACCTTTGGGCGCAAAATTCTGGTAGTGCTATTGTTGCTACGATTAACCAGCTGCGAATGGCTTTTCAGATTCAAAAGCTCTATGAGCGTGACGCGCGCGGTGGTACTCGTTATATTGAGGTTCTCAAGTCTCATTTCGGCGTTACTTCTCCTGATGCTCGTTTGCAGCGTCCCGAATATCTCGGTGGTAACCGTGTGCCTATTAATGTAAATCAGGTCATTCAGCAGTCCGGCACTGGTGCCGGTGCTGATACTCCGCAAGGTACTGTTGTTGGTATGTCTCAGACTACGGATAGTAACCATGATTTCATTAAGTCGTTTACTGAGCATGGTTATATTATCGGTGTTATGGTTGCCCGCTATGATCATACTTATCAGCAGGGTATTGAGCGCCATTGGTCTCGTAAGACTCGCTTTGATTACTATTGGCCGGTCTTCGCTAATATCGGCGAGCAGGCTGTGCTTAATAAGGAAATCTTTGCGCAGGGTACCGCAAAGGATAATGAGGTCTTTGGCTATCAGGAAGCATGGTCTGATTACCGCTATAAGCCTAATCGCGTAACCGGTGAGATGCGTTCTGCTTATGAACAATCTCTTGATGTTTGGCATTTGGCGGATGACTATGCGAGTCTTCCGTCACTGTCTGATAGTTGGATTCGTGAGGATAAGAATACGGTTGACCGTGTGCTTGCTGTCAAGTCCACCGTTTCCGATCAGCTTTTTGCTGATATTTATGTTTCCAATCGCGCTACTCGCCCGATGCCTATGTATTCCATCCCCGGCCTTATTGACCATCACTAAATATCATGTTATAGTGGGGGCAGCTGCCCCCACTTTTTTGAAAGGAGTTTTATATGTCTGATTTTTCTGAGGCTTTGAATACTGGTGCGAATCAGATTGCGCAGATGCATGCTGTTTCTCAGGCAAATAATGCTTGGTCTGCCGGACAGGCTCAAATTCAGCGCGATTGGCAGGAACAGCAGAATGCTAAGGCTATGGCTTTTAACCAGAATGAGGCCGCAAAAAACCGTAATTGGCAGGAGATGCTTTCTAACACTGCCCATCAACGTGAAGTCCGTGACCTTATGGCGGCCGGTTTGAATCCTGTCTTATCTGCCATGAATGGAAATGGTGCTTCTGTCGGCTCTGGCGCTACTGCTCAGGGTGTGACTTCTCAAGGCGCGAAAGGTGATACAGATACCTCTGCTAATGGTGCTATTGCAAATCTTTTAGGAAGCATCCTGAGCGCTCAAACGCAAATTCAAGCCGCTAATATCAATGCTCGCACGCAAGAAGCTGTTGCTGATAAGTATACCGCTATGGAGAAGATTGTTGCTGAAACTGCCGCTGCTGCTTCTCGGTATGGTGCAGATACCTCTGCTAGTGCTTCTCGCTATCATTCTGATCGTAGTTATGAGGCCTCCCGTTATGGAAGTGATCGCGCTGCTATGGCTTCTATGTTTGGCTCTTCTCAGATGGCTTCGGCGTCTCGTTATGCTGCTGAACAGTCACGGCTTGCTTCTCAGTATGGTGCTGATAAGTCCTCTGCTGCTTCCCGCTATGGCTCTGATAAGTCCTTTGCTGCTTCCCGCTATGCTGCGGACAAGTCTTATGATGCCAAGAAGCGTTACGGTAATGGTGATACGTTTGGTTATATGTCTGGTAATCTTGCTGATGCTTTGAGTGAGATTTTAGGATTTTTTAAGTGATGGATAGTCTTGTTCTTTGTTTGGCTATGTGTGTTGTAGCTGCTGTTTTTTATCTTGTGATAAGAAATCTAATAAGATAAATTTCTTTTATAAAGGAAGCGAAGCGTGTCGCGCCCCTGCGCCAAGCTCCGCTTTTTTTTTGCATTCCTTGCCAAAATGGTATGCAGTCTTAGACTGCATAAAATCTCGGCTGCCGTATCGCATGCCGAACTCGTGCCCATTACTTTTCT